AGATACAATAGATCCTTTTTTATATTTAGACTCTACGTTCTGTATTATTTGACGAATATCCATTTGATAGTTAGCCCATATAATAGCTTTACCATCTATCTCCTCTAATATATCCATTAACTCACTTATTCTATTACTAGGTATCAATTGAACCCCACCATCATCAGCAGTAAAATGTCCACAAGTAATTTGATGTAATCTCATTAACTGTGTTAACACAGTCATAGTGGTGGTAACTTTACCGTTCAATATGGCCATAGCTTCTTTTTTCATTTGATCATAAATTTTTCTTTGTTCTGATGAAAGAGTAATATGTCTTTTAATCCAGTTTTTAGGAGGTAAGTCTAAACAATCTTCTTTTAAAACTCTGTATGAAAAACCTTTTACCTTATCTGATAACTCACCTAAGTTTTGAAAAGCATCTACAACTTGTATAGATCTACCATGTACATGCATAGTTTTCATTTCTGCATATCTATTTCGAAAAGCATAAAATGATTGAAAGTTCAATAACCACGGATCAAGGAACTCACATTGACTGTATAAATCTAAAGGGTTCTTAGTTATAGGAGAACCAGTCATTATTCTTCTGTACTTTGCAAATCTACCTAAATTAATAATATTCTTAGTTCTCTTAGCTGTAGGAGTTTTAATAGTTGTTGACTCATCGATAGCCATTAAAGTTGTGTGTGCATTTAAAAATTTAGTTGCAAACTTTACACCTTTTTCTGTAGACAATGCTTCTACATTCATAACCATAATGTGAAGGTCATGCCCTAGCTCAAACAAGCCATCTAAATTTTCTTGATATTTTTTAGTAATATTTGGTTGCCACAATACGGTCACATTTTGTATATGGTCTGGTAAGTGTGTTGGTAATTCTTGTTCATACCAAGTTTTAACAACACCTTTTGGAGCAATGATTAAGGCAGCATTTACTTTACCTTTATCATATAACATAGCTAAATTATCAATTAAAACTTTAGTTTTACCAGTACCCATTTCCATAAAATAGGCATACGTTTCTTTATTCCATGACTTTTCTAAAGCAGTCAACTGATGCTTGTATGGTTGTGTCTTAAATTTATAATTCATCTTTCTGTTGACTTTTTTATAAGGGATGTTATATGATTTGTCAATGTCAGAAAGCACGAAATACGAAAAATTAAAAAATAATTATACCTCAACGGTGTATGTTATTCAGGAAATTTCTGGTACCAGAGCTGGCGCTCCTAAAATAAATATTATGGGTGCATCTCACTATGGTCAATTTAAATTTGTATTACCAGAGTTTTCACAAATGATACACTCACCAGGTCCTTTGGTTTATACTTTAAGACAAAAATTAAAAGATTATAAATCAAGAGATTATTTATTACTTACAGGTGACCCAGCTATTATTGGAGTTGCTTGTTCTATTGTTTCAGACATTACTAATGGTAAATACAAACTGCTCAAATGGGATAAACAAGAAAGAAAATATTATCCTATTGAAATTAACTTATACGAGAAAGGAGAAATAGATGAGCATTAAACAAAAAATAAAGATGCCTGACTTTGAAGCAGATCAACAAGATGCAATGAAAAAAACAACTAATATTCATTCTCTAGCCGATCAAGTAGAGAAATTAGAGTCATTACAAAAAACTTTAGAGTCACAGGAAAATAATATTAAAAAAACTAAATCTGAAATACAAAAAGTTTCAGGAGACATCATACCTACTATGATGTCAGAGATGGGTCTTGCAGAATTAAAACTGCACGATGGATCTCAATTAAAAGTTTCAACGTCATATAAAGCACACATAAGTGAGGCTAATAAAGAAATGGCGTTTAACTGGCTTCGTGAAAATGGGTTAGGGGATATAATCAAAAACGAGATATCCGTATCCTTTGGCTCTGGCGAGGATAACAAGGCGGCTGATTATGCCGAACTTGCGAAGAGGAGTGGGTTTCAACCAGCTCAGAAAATGAAGGTTGAACCCATGACTCTGAAAGCGCTAGTCCGTGAGCGTGTTGAGGCGGGTAAAGAAATGCCAACGGAAATCTTTGGGATTTTCTCAGAGAATAAAACTACAATAAAAAGGAACAAGTAACATGAACCAAGTAGCAAATAAAAAAGAAGGTGCATTAGCAACAAATTTGTTTGAAGCTGATGCAAATCAAGGTGCTCAAAATATGTCGCAAGAAGATCTTGCGTTACCTTTCTTAAAAATTTTGGGTCAATTATCTCCAGAAGTAAATAAAATGGATGGTAAATATGTAAAGGGTGCAGAACCAGGTAAAATAATAAATACCGTTACCAATGCACTATATGACAGTATAGATGTTATACCTTGTCATTATAAAAGGCAATACATCGAGTGGCAAGACAGAGGTACCAGCACTGGTGCTCCAGTTGCGATACACGAGGCAGACAGTGATATCGTAAGTCAAACCACAAGAGGTAAAGACTATAAAGATAGATTGCCTAACGGTAATTATTTAGATAACACTGCTAATCACTTTGTTATTTATTTAAATACCATTCCAACTTCAGCTTTGATCTCTATGAAGTCTACTCAACTTAAAGTTAGTAGAAAGTGGAACTCAATGATGATGGGAATGAAAATGCAAGGTAAGAATGGTTTATTTACACCGCCTACATATAGTCACATTTATAGACTAAAACCTGTTCATATGTCGAATGACAAAGGATCATGGTTTGGATGGGATGTGTCTAAAGTTGGACCTGTCACTGATAAATCAGTTTACGACATGGCTAAAAACTTTGCTATAAGCGTAGGTAAGGGTGAGGTAGAAGCAAAACATGGTACAGAAGACACTGTAACCAAAAATTCTACGGGTAACTACTAGAACACCGGTTAGTGGGCGGAGAAGCGAGAGTAGACCCGCCCATGCACATTTTATGGAGACTGTAAAAAAATTTATTGAAATATTTCAAGGATTAAACAGAGCTCACGGTGTCACTAAAGTTTCAGAGATAAATTCAAACGGCAACAAAATCAAAGGTAAGTCTTTTATAATTAGAGAAGATATTACTTACGATCATTGGGTTGATCACATTAGTGGTAAAGAGAGCTTAGGTGTAATTCCTATCAATGATGATAATAAATGTAAATGGGGTTGTATCGACATAGATTCTTATGCTGGTTTTGATCATAAAAAATTAATAAATAAAATAAAAAATCTTAAACTACCTTTAATAGTATTTAGATCTAAATCTGGTGGTGCACATGTCTTTTTATTTACATCAGACTATGTTTCTGCATCTTCAATGCAAGATAAATTAAACGAGATAAAATCGGTTTTGGGTTATGGTGGTTCTGAAGTTTTTCCAAAACAAAGAGAATTAAAATCGAAAGATGATACAGGAAATTTTTTAAATTTACCATATTTTAATGGTGACAATACAACAAGATATGCATTTGATAATAATGGAGAAGCTGTTAATTTAGAAGGTTTTTTTTCATTACATAAAATAAATTGTATAAGTTTAGATAAATTAGGTGAATTAACTATAGAAAGACCAGAAACTCCTTATTCAGATGGACCACCTTGTATAGAATTAATGGCACAAAATAGAGTGGGTGAAGGTGGTAGAAACAATGCACTATTTCATTATGGTGTTTATGCAAAATCAAAATGGCCACAAAATTGGAAATCTAAATTAATATTGTTCAATGAAAGTGCTATGGAACATCCATTGTCTGATACAGAAGTAAACATCATAACAAAACAACACGAAAAAAAAGATTGGGGTTATAAATGTAATGACCAACCTATGTGTAGTCTGTGTGATAAAAAATTATGTAAATCAAGAAAGTTTGGAATAGGTTTAGAAATTATGTTTCCTAATTTGACAGATCTGCAAGTTGTAAACTTAGAGGAGCCTTATTATTATTTAAACGTTGATGGTGATAGATTATATTTAGATTCAGCAAGACATTTAACTAATCAAGCTTTGTTTCAAGAAGAATGTGTTAAGCAACTCAGATTTAATCCACCAACTTTAAAAACAAATGAATGGAAACAAAAGACTAATATCTTATTAGAAGGTGCAGAAATAACAGAACCTGCAGAGGGAACGGGCACAAAAGATATACTTAAAAATTATTTAGAAGATTATTGTTTGAACAGAGTTAGAAAAGATGATTATGAAGATCTTAAAAATGGTGGGACTTATACCAAAGATGGTTTTCATTATTTTGTTTTTGATAATTTTTTTCATCAATATTTAACAAGAAGACATTGGAAGGTGCAATATCAAAGAACATCACAAATGTTAAAAGATAATCTTAATTGTTTTACTAAAAGAGTAGGAAAAACAAAACTATCTGTTTTTGTGGTAGCTAGATTTGATAAGAAACCTCAGACCTATAAGGAAAAAACATTTAACAAGGAGAACTATTAATGAGAAAAATAATATACGGACCACCAGGCACGGGTAAAACATTTTACCTAATGAATGAACTAGAAAAATTTTTAAATAAAGTAGACCCTAGTAAAATAGGTTATTTTACTTTTTCTAAGAATGCAGCTCAAGAAGGTAAAAGTAGAGCGATGGATAAATTTAATTTATCAGAAAAAGATTTACCTTATTTTAGAACGCTACACTCTTTTTGTTTTAATATGTTAGGTTTAAAAAAAGAGAATGTTATGCAAGAAAAAGATTACAAAGATTTAGGTAGGGATTTGCAAATAGAGTTTGAAGGCATACGATATGACCATGATCACGAAGGTGTTTTACATTCTAAAGATCCTTATATCTCTTTAATAAGTTTAGCACGTAACAAAAGAATGTCACCACTAGAATTATACAATCAGAATGGAAATGATTATAACATAACTTTTTCTAAATTAGAGATAATCAATAAAGAGCTACATCAATATAAAAAACAAAAAGGATTAATTGATTATATAGATATGTTAGAAAAATTTTTAGATAAAGGAGAAAGTCCTAAATTTGAAGTAATTTTTATAGATGAAGCTCAAGATCTAAGTTTAATTCAATGGGACATAATTAAAAAATTAGAAAAAAATTCTAAACAATCTATTATTGCAGGTGATGATGATCAAGCTATTTATAAATGGAATGGTGCCGATGCTGAAACTTTTATAAATTTAGAGGGTGAAAGAGTTATACTACAACAATCTTATAGAGTGCCTAAAAAGATTTTTAATGTTGCAAACGACATAATCAAAAAGGTTAAAAATAGAGTAGAAAAAAATTGGGTTCCTAAAGAAGATTTAGGTGAAGTAAAATATCATTGGGAGATAGATAGAGTAGGTCTATCAAAAGGTGAATGGTTGATACTAGCAAGAACAAATCTAATGTTAGAGAAAATGGCATATTATTTAGAACAAAATAATTTTTATTTTCAAAGAAGAAATGCAACACCAAGAGTTCAAAATATTTATACATTAATACAGAATTGGAATAAACTAAGAGAAGGTGTGCCTTTACATTACAATGATTATAAAAAGATTACTAACAAAATGAGTAAAAATGTAGATATGAAACTAATGAAAAAAATGTCCAAAGAAAAATTTTATGATATTGATACTCTTAAAAAAGATTATGGTTTAAAAACAGATGAAGAATGGTATGTTGCATTTGATGATTTAGGCGATGATGAAATAAGAAAAATACAAAAATTAATAAAGAATGGAGAAGATTTGTCAAAAGACCCAAGAATAAAAATATCAACTATTCATGGTGTAAAAGGAAATGAAAGAGATAACGTTGTTTTATTAACTGATTTAAGTAATGCTGCATATAATAAATATTTAGAGGATCCAGATGATGAACACAGATTATTTTATGTTGGTGTTACAAGAGCAAAAAAAGAATTAAATATAATTTATGCAAAAACAGAAAGGGGTTATGACATCTAAAGATATTTTTGATAAAGCTTTTCCACAAAATAAACAGATCGGAGGATCACACTATCGTAATTTTAGTATACAGCCATATGAATTTATTTCTAAAAATGATCTCTCGTTTTTTCAAGG